GGAACATCAGATACATTAGCGTACATACGGATAAGGTAAATCGTGCTTACGCTCTTGGTATCGAGTCAACTTTCGCAGTCTTCAATAAACATTTACTAAGTGGATGTGTCAAAGGTACAGTGAGAGTATATCCTTCATTTGTCAAAGATGATACTTCATATAGTGAATTCACGTTCACGGAAAAAGATTACGAAACGATCGCGAATGATATCATTGTCATGAGATTTCCTGTTTGTCGATTTATCGATTTGACGAGTTATCTGAATGATAATGTTGATTTCGAGTTCGCCAAAGGTTATGTTGCCAAGACTGAGACACAATTTTTTCGTACAGAACAAATGGTGCGGGACCCAAATTTAGGTGAATTTCTTCTAAAGGATGCTGTGAGGTACACTTGGAAGAATAATAAAGGTGGACATTGTGGTTTGCCTTTAACTTGTACCGTTGGCAATATGAATTTCATAATTGGTATCCATGGTGCTGCTGCGGCGGGAACCGATGTTTCTTTTGGTCCAGTTATGAGGAAGGCCAATCTATTGTCTGGAATCGACGTTATCAGAGAGAGAGTGCCATCAATTTTTCCCGTGAGTAGTCAATCAGATGTTTTCTTTTCTGTTGAAGAACCTGTAAAAGCCTCAGCTGTGTACCATATTTCGTTGCGCAGTTGTTCGTATTACGGCAAGTTGAAAAGGCCAGTTCTTATGGCTCGCAAATCAACTCTTGTTCCGAGTAAATTACAAGCATTCAATGAGAAGATTTTCTCTGATTTGTTTCCCCGTGATCATTTTGATGAATATGCCCCACCTTTGATGACGAGGGTTGGTAGTGGAACATCATATAAGAATCCTTTTAATGTTTTTTTATCTAAAACGATTCAAAACAAAAAAGGCATTGATTTGCACAAGCTAAATGGAATAGTTACTTTTTTAAGTGAGCGTTTCGTCAGCATTATTCGAAATGACAAAAGTAGTACCACCTGGAAACCGTTGACAGTCCAACAAGCCATCAATGGTATTCCAGATGATGCATACGTGAGGAAAATGGATTTGTCTACATCTGCTGGATTCGGCTATCCTGGGAAGAAAAAGAATTACTTCAATGGCTCACAACCGGACGCCAAAGCTAATGAACGTGTTACTGAAGAAGTGACTTTAGTCCTTAACCATCTGTTAGCAGGTGATGGTATACCCAATGTTTTCGAGGCCCAGTTGAAAGATGAGCCGAGATTACTTGAAAAGGTTTTGGCGGGAAAAACTAGAGTGTTTTGTACGTCAACTCTACCGAGTCTGATTGTCCAGAGGATGTTTTTAGGTCCTTTTTTCTCTACTCTTATCCAATTTCCTGAGGCTTTTGGTACGGCAATTGGATTCAATATGCACACCATGGGTGAGAAAATTTGGACTGAAATGTTCGGATTTTCAGATAAATGGATGGAGGGGGATTATAGTGGATATGATCAACTCATGCCCGTTGAATTGGCAATGGCCTCAGCATCAGTCGTCCATAACGTGTGTAAGGCCATGGGTTATAATGATGATTCACTTAAGATTCTCCGAGGAGTATTGAGTGATCAGATTTTCCCCATAGTTAACGTGTGCGGAGATTTGTTTGGAGTACCAGGATACCAGCC